AAGTAACCCACTCGAATGAGTGGGTTTTTTAATTCCAAAACAAAACCCCGATGTTGACGCATCGGGGTTTTTGCATTTCCACCAACCGACGAAAGTAAGAGGAAAATAAATCTATATGGAAGATTTTATCAAATTAATTAACTGGTGTCTAAAGGAAATGAATGAAATGAAAGCATGGCGCTTTGTTGCGATCCTTATCACTTTGATTATCTGTACATATCTTTGGAAAATGTAATGAAACTAAATATTTAAACCGACCCATTTAGAGGTCGGTTTTTTTATGGATTCAATTTATGAGCAACCTTAAATTCACTTTCGAATGCGACTTAGACGGAAATAGTAATACTCAGCGCTTTAATACGTTATCAAGCAAATTTGGTGACGGTTATGAACAAAACATTGCTGTAGGCATCAATAACCGATCTGGTGAATGGACTTATCAAAGAACGGCTTACAAAGCTGAAATTATGCAGATTAAAGCATTCTTCGATCAACACAAGGGCGCGGACTCGTTTCTTTGGGATTCGCCTTTAGACGGTGAAGTTAGAGTTAAAGCTGGAGAATATCAGCCTCGCCAAATTGGCGGTGACACTTGGCAAATTTCTACGACATTCACCCAAGTCTTTTACCCTTAATTTAAACCCCTTTAAAGCCCCTTTTTAGGGGCTTTTTTATGCGAGTAAGAAAATGACAATTCAAACAGTAAATCTAGGTACGGCACCGACTGGCGCAGGCGGCGACACATTTCGCTCAACTGGCGCAAAAATGAATGAAAACTTTACGAACTGGACACATGCAGCTAGTCGTTATGTAGGTACTGCTGCTGGGAATGTGATGGAAGTTGGTGCTTTTGGAGTTGGAAAGTCAATTCTATTAGGTAGTCAAAAATTATCAACATTGAGAGGAGGTGGTAATGCCTTTTATTGGCAAAATAATGGTAATAATATTTCAAGTGCTGGAGACTATCCAGACAACGATTCTCAGGCAATTATTAATTTAGATATTAACAATTCAACTGATGCTTGTGCACAATTAAGCATAACACATAACTCCGAAATGTATGTCAGGTCTATAAACTGGAATGTAAATACGTTTCAGCCGTGGCGTAAAATTTTGTCGTCAAAAAATACAACAGTGGATGCAAATGGTTTCATCAAGTCAGCATCTCCGATTGTTAAGCTATTTGCAGATAAAATTGAACCTAACGATGAAGCCGCTGAACAACCTCTTGCTTTTGAGAAGTTGGGTATTGGTCATTATTTAGTTAAAGGTTCTTCTGGATTCGCTAAAGAAGGCTGGTGGATTGAAATTCCTACAGACACTCATGGCAATAAGATTTGTGCAGTTGAATATCAGACATTGGAAAATGGTGATCTTGAAATTAAGACATTCAAGAAAAAGCTAAATGATGAGGGCGATATTGTTGCGAATTTAGATATGCCTATTGATATTCCAAACAACGTCAATGGTGAACCACGTTGGATTGATGTGCGACTGCATTCTGTGAGTAAACCAGTAGTTCACAAAGTACCTCGCATTGAAAAACAGCCTCGCATGGTTCAACAAGTAAAGTATGCACCACAACTAACATATATCACAAAGTATGAAGATCTATTTGATGATGCTGGTAATCCAGTTGTTGTTGGCGGTAAAAATTACCAAAAACCAGTAACTCACATTCAAACAGATCAAAACGGTACCCCAATCTTAACGAATCAACCAGTCATTAATGAAAATGGTGAGCCAGTTTTTGAATGGGTTCAAGCAGTTGATAGTGAAGGAAATCCTGTTTTTGATGATGTGCCAGTCTTAGACAAAGATGGAAATCCAATCTATGACGAGGTGACTTATGACCCTGAATAGTGATTTCCAGAAGCTGTATGTCGATGGATTAATCCATTTGTATGAACTAGATGCCAGCAGCTTAGGTGCTGGCATTTTACGTTTTCACGGGCATATTTCTTTTCAAGACTGGGAGAAAATCTACTCTTCAATTGGTTCAAGTGGTCTGATCGGTGCCGACTCTGGCAGCATTGGCAAAGTTTTTGATGCTGGCGATCAAAAAGTATGGAACCGCAATATTATTTGGCAAGGACAAGTTTTTGAGCCGATGGCACTTGAAGTATCTGGTCTTGAAATGCGATCAGATGGTAAAGCTTCAGCACCCACTTTAAGCATGGCGAACAATATTAACGGCATTCAAAATGCTGTGTCTGCTTACTGTTTGCAGTTTAAAGACTTTGCTGGGGCTAAGCTTAAAGTCATTACGACACTTGCTAAATACTTAGATGCTGAAAACTTCACAGCAGGTAATCCAACTGCATCGAATGAATCAAAAGAGCAAATCTGGTACATCGAGCAAAAGACATCTGAAAATGCACAACAAGTGACTTTCGAGCTGTCCAATCCAATCGATTTTGAGGGTTTGAAAATCCCAGTTCGACAAATTACTTCACTTTGTCATTGGTGCATGGTCGGGAAGTATCGGGGTGAGGAATGCGGTTACACAGGTGTAGCAATGTTCACTGATAAAGATGAGCCAACTGATAATCCGGCACTGGATCGATGCGGAGGACGTTTACGTTCTTGCCGATTGCGATTTGGTGAAAATAAACCGTTGCCGTTTGGTGGGTTCTCGGCTTCAAGCTTATTGTGAGGTTTTATGAAACTTACTGCAAAACATAAAAAAGCAATCATGGCACATGCTGATGAATGCTATCCACACGAGTGCTGTGGGGTGATTATTGATAAGCAATATATTCCTTGTCGCAATATTTCTAAAAACTCTGATCAATTCGAAATCCATCCAGAAGATTTAGCTATAGCAGAAGACCAGGGCGAGATATTAGCGTATGTGCATTCCCATCCAGATGGAACAACAAGAGCATCGGAACTCGATCTGATTCAGATTGAACTACATAAAAAGCCATGGGTAATTTGTTCATATCCGGATCTGGATTTTCAAATCTACGAGCCGTGTGATTATCGCGCCCCTTTAGTGGGGCGTAATTATTTTCATGGCTGGCAAGATTGCTATGCGCTTGTACGTGATTTTTATAGTCGTGAATTAGGTATAGAGCTTATGGATTTTAAGCGGGATGATGCATGGTGGGAAGATAAAGACCATCCATCACTTTACCTTGAAAATTACGAAAAAGCAGGTTTCTTTGAAGTTGATACACCGCAGTATGGCGATATGCTTGTTTGTCGTGTTGGGCGTACCGAGCATCCTAATCATGCAGTTATATGGCTGGGTGATAATGGACAGCTTAAATCGGAGCAAACTGAGCAATGCATAGGTTCAAGCTTAATTCTGCATCATCCGTATAACAGAAAGTCAGTACGCGAAATTTATGGCCA